CTTAGACCAAACCCAATATTTACCTTATATACCGATGATGAAAGACCGCGAAAAACAATTAGAGCAAGATATGATATGGAAAAAAGTTTGTAAAGATTTGGATTGGGTATTTTTCCCAAGTGTGTAGTATACGGGAAACCAAGGTTTCCCAACACGCCCCCTTCCTTCCTTTTTTGGGGGAAAATGTTTGATTATACTGAAAAATATTATATTAGAAAAAATAATATTTTTATAACAAAAAGTTCATTGTAAAAGGAAAGGGGTGTGCGGGAAACATTGGTTTCCTGAAACTTACATTGCTAAAGTTCTAATGCCACCACCAAGAGCAGAACCTACTGATATACCAATACCCATTTTTGCACTTTCACCAATAGATGGTAGGAAAGTATCAAGGATACTGAAAGTAGCAGCAGCAGCAAGAGCAAGAATAATAATTTCTTCAACATTAAGGGATTTCTTTGGAATAACAATAGCTACTACAGCAATACAAAGACCAAGAACTAAATACTTAATAATTCTCTTAACAAGTTCAGGGAAATCAATCATACCGTTCATTTCAAATGATATATAATAGAATAATAAAAAAAAACATCCTAAATAATAAAATATATAATTATAACTAAATCACTTAAATAATATTTATTAAATTATAATATAAAAATGTCTGGGTTTGAAAGAAAAATACTTGAAAATGGGCAACCAAATCCTAAATATATTGATTTATGCGATGAAGACCAACCAATTGCTGGTCAAAAATTCGCATGTATGTCATTTATTTCTCCAGAAAAAATACTAAAGAAGCGTGAAGTATTTTTATTTGATGAATTTTTAAAACAATGGGATTTTACTAAATCTTTGACTAAGTTTAATGATTTTTTACATTTTATTTCTTATAAATATAATCTTAGTATTGAAGATGTATTAACTGACCTTAATGATTTCTGTAACGAAGAAGGTGATAAATTAAAAGAAAGTTCTGTAGAAGATGATTATAAGAATTTTTTAGATAAACAAGAAGATAAGTTAAATGAGAAATTTAACCGCGAAAATTCGTTCCAAACTTCTGTTCGTGGATTAAAAATTCGCGGCGTTTTTCCAACCCAAGAAGAGGCTGAAATAAAATGTAAAAAACTTCGTGAATATGACCCTAACCATGATATTTATGTAGGACCTGTTGGTATGTGGATTCCATGGGATCCTGATGCTTATAAAACTGGTCGTGTAGAGTTTATGGAAGATGAATTAAACCAACTACACCAAGAAAAAGTAAAGAATGAAGAAAAGGCAAAACAAGAATTTGAACGCCGAATTAAAGAAACAAAGAAAAAGGCAATTGAAGAAAATATTAAATTAGCTGAAAAATCAGGTAATGTATTAACACAAACATTAGATGATGAAGGTAATTTGATTGGTGTAAAAGAAAAGATAGATTTTGAAGAACGCGAAGTAGCAGACCCAGAAAGTGTAAAGCTTCATAATGAATTATTGCTTAAAAATGTTCTTGAAAAACAAGAATTAGAACTTGATGCTTAAAATAGTAAAATAGTAAAATAAAATATAATAATAAATTATAAAATATATAAAATTATTAATGTTTATATATTTAATGCATTTATTCAATTATTTAATACAATTTGTTATTAATGTATCAAAATTAATATTCGTAGTAAATAAAAATGATATAGCATCCATGTGTAACTTTTATCATTATATAAATAAATATGAGAATACTAAAACTTCTGAAAATTGTTTTGTGAAAAATATGTTCTATAGTTTTATTACAATTACTGAATCAAATTCGTTAACACCAACCACTAAATTTAATAACTTAAAACTTATTATATTTAATGATTTTTTTAACGCCGAAACAAAAGAATTATTTTTGGATAATTTCATGAAAGTACAACGAAGATATTATATTATTATGAGAACAATCCGCAATTATAGATTCAGAAAAGCGAATATACAAATAAGCACGGATATTTTTTTAAATCCGATTCATATTGATGATAAAAATATTTTTGTATTATTTCAAAATAATAAAAAATATTTGTTTACAATTAGTGACTTGGTTAATATTGTAAATTCAGCATTAGGTAATACAGATTATTTTTTTTCAAAACCATTGATTTGTAAAAATCCATATAATAATATGCCTTTTACTAAAGCAGACCTATATAATATCTATTTTTTTATGAAATCAACCAATATTATTATACCCATTTTATTCCATAATTATTTTATGGCCAATTTTAGTTTAAGTAAATTCAAATTAGAGAATGAAGATATTATTAGAGATTATTCTATAAATGATTATATAAACAATTCTAGCGAACAAACATTGAGGTCTAAAATATTACAAATGATAAGGTGTAATTATTACAGTGATAATATAAAAATTCATAAAGATTTTCCGACACCAAAATTGATAAAAATAATGAAACCTTATTTAAAACTATATTTACATAGTTTGTATTCTACAGAAAGTAACAAAAAAATATCATATGATATTCTATTAAATAAAAAAATAAAAGAATTTGTGAAATTCAATCCGAGATTTGGGAGAAAGGTTATTACTGGTAATAATAAAAAAGATGGAAAACGGAAATTTTATATTGATAAATTAGAGGATAAATATATTCCATACAACAACATTTATAATAATAATTTTATGACTAATCATTTAATACTATTGGAAGAAAATGATGATACTGAAGACGATGACGATGAAAATAGTGAAATATATTATACTAGTGATGAAGAATATGAAAATAGTTTTGTTCCTATGGAAACAGTAATAGGTTCTTATAATATTGAAGAAAATCTATTTCCATAAAATTTATGTTTATTTGTATTTGTAATATTTTCTATTGCGATTGGTATTCATGGTTTATCTCATTTTTGTTTAGAATTTTTATATAATTATAATCCATTACGATATTAGAAGACAGTAAAAAATTGAATTACTTTTTCTTTATATTATTCAATTTAATTAACCAAACAATTAAGTAATTAAAATGACAACAAGACATAGTGAACGTATTAGAGATAATGAAAAACTTTATTTTAATAAAATTATTAATGTATTAAAGGAGTTGTTTGAATATTTCAAAGATGATAGCAATGTAACATTAATAAAAAAATCAAAATTAATTAGAACTATATATATTTTAATATTAACAAATATTCGTTTATTTCATAAATTTTTCGATCAACATACATTAAAACGAGTATTTAAAACACTTACAAACAAAGGATACGAATTAATACATACTGAAACAAATAGTAGAACAGCCAAGAAAATTATTGAAAAACCAATTTTAGATATGGTAACATATATATATAAATACAATGAAACTATTTCTCGCGTTTCATACAAATTGAGCAAACAAATGAATAAAGATGTAGGATCAACTATAATGTCATATATTAGATAGATTTCTATTTATATTTTTGTAATTTATAATTTATAAACAAAAAATTGTGGATTTCACAATTTTTTTATCAACAATCGTAATCACAATAACGCTCATTATTATCACTATAACCTGCCCTTTGTTTTCCGATACGTGTATTTATAAAAAACCATTTATCTTTTTCTTGTAATTTTCTCCATACAATATCATTCGCATAATTCCAATGTTCTCTTGTTTTTTCTAATAAAGGTATGTTATATTCATACAATTCTATTAATTTATCGTAATAATGATTATTAACAATATATCCACTGGCTGTTTGTCCAAATATTATTCTATCAATAAACGGCAATTTTTCAATAGATTCTTTTTCTTTTACATTACAACTTATCATACAAACATCATATTCAGTAACATTGTCAAAAAATCTATTTAATTCCATTTCAAATTCTTCTTTTGAAACAATAAATGTGAAATCATCTTCTAAAATTAAAATATTTTTATAATTCTTTTCTTTTGCTATTTTTAATACAGCAAGATGTGAATAACCACATCCAACAATACCACATTCATATTCTATAGCATTAAATCTTTCATATTGTAAATTAAATGTATCTAATTCATTTTTTATTTCCAATAATCTATCTTGTCTTTTTTCAAGATTTATAAAAATAATTTTATGAATATTATGTGACATAATTATTTACAATTATATATAGAAAACACACAATTTTTATATTTTTTATAATAAAAAATCATTTTATTTTACCATTTCGTTTTTTTTACATTAATATTTTGTCCAGTTTTCTTTTTACCTTTACTTGGATCATATGCTTCATCTTCATCATCAGAACCCATACCTTTAGATATTTCCCAAAATTCTTTTGAACCTAATTTGAAATCAGGATGTCCTTCTGCTTTATACCAAAAAATTTGGTCGTTTAATTTATTTGATTTTGCGTTATTATTGATGACTAAACATTCATAATTTTCAGTAGTTTGGTCCATAACCGCACTAAATGATTCCAAAGTAGGAAACATACTCGCATAATTTTCCCAAATACGTTTACGATTAGTCATATAAGGTTCTCTCAATATAAAAACATAATCTATATTTGTACGAAGATTTGGTGGAATACCCAAAGGATATTGCATAGTAATAATTAACATAATTTTCCAATGTCTACCGTTCATAAAAAGCAGCCTCATCATTTTATCACGTGTCCAAGATTGGTCATATAAACAATCATCTAATATTACGAATGCGCGTGGGTCTATTGTTGACCTACGATATGATTCTATTTCTTTATTGACTTGTTTTAATACTGCTTTTTGTCTTCTTAAAATATTTTCAATGAGAACAGTATTATATTCATCGTGAATAAATAATTTTGGTACATGCGAAGCATAAAATCCATTACCTGCTTCTGTTCCTGAAATAACAGTTCCAATTGGAATATCTTGATGATAAAATAATAAATCACGAACTAAATAAGATTTACCTGTATCACGACGACCTATCATAACGATAACTGGACCTTTATTTTCATCAGGTTTAAATGTAATAGACCGCATATCAAATTTCTTTAATTCTAAAGTCATTAGTAATTATTATATATTTATTTTTTATTTTCATCATATTAAACTCATAATGTTGTAAAGAATAAGTTTAAAAATCATATTTTAAATATTTTAAAAACATATAAACATTATTAAATGTCTAATTTTGAAAATGCTAAATTTACAATGAATTATCATAAATTAAATCCCTTGAATTTAAAATATTTAGAAGAAAATTATGAAAATAGTTTTGAAGATTTAGATAATGATTATAACCCATTCAAAATAACAAACTTACAAAATTACAACCCAATATATAACGATTTTTTTGAATTAAATGATAAAAATTTCAATCAAATATCATTGAATAATAAATACCATATTCGTGATTTAAGTAATGTGTATCATATAAATACCAACGAAGTAATTGAAAGACCTGTTTTTATTAAATTCGGACCTTTACTTGACCCAATTAGATATATGATTGGAAAATATGATATAAATGATAATAAGATACGAACTATGCCTACATTGAAAACTACAAAAGATGAATGTTTACCTAAATTATTAGATAAAAATAATAGTGCTTATGTTGATAGTTTTTTTAGTTTTCTAACAAGCATATTATTAAATAACCATAATTTTGTTCATGGATTAGATTATTTTGGTTCTTTCTTAGGTGTACAAGAAAAATATAAAATGAATATAGCAGATGATTTGGATTATTTGAAAAATTCTACATTTTTTAATAATAATCTTGGTAATTACTTTTCTAGTCCAATGAATATTCAGACCAATTATAATAATTTTGGTTCTCGTGGTAATAAAAATAAATTGAATATATCAAACACGCCTAATAAAGTTAATATTTCATGCGACTCATTATATGATTTTGAACAAGAAAAATCCAATTTAGAAAATGACACCAAAAATGCTGGCAAAAATGATTTTGAAACTGTTTATGAAAAGATGAATAATGAAGCAAAATCATCTTCAGGTTCTTCTTCCAGTAGTAGTAATTCATCAAATAATAGTGAAGCTAATTATAGCACAGAAGATGATGATGAATCTGAAAACAATAGTTGTTCTGATAATGATAGTGATACAGATGAAACTAATGGTTCAAGTGAAAATAGTGAAACAGATGAAACTGGTAGTTGCAGTGAAAATAGCGAAGAAACACAAATATTTTCATATTTAAACAATTTTCCAGTTCAAATGATTTGTCTTGAAAAATGCGATGGAACACTAGATGAATTATTTGAAAAAGATTATATAGATGATGTAAAAGGAGCTGCTGCTATGATGCAAATAATAATGACTTTACTTACTTATCAAAAAGTGTTTCATTTTACACATAATGACCTTCATACTAATAATGTAATGTTTGTTAATACCTATAAGGAATTCTTATTTTATAAAGTCAATGATAAAATATACAAGGTCCCTACTTTTGGTAAAATTTTTAAAATAATTGATTTTGGTAGAGGTATTTATAGATATCAAGGTAAGCAATATTGTAGTGATAGTTTCGCTCCTGGTGGTGACGGTCATACACAATATAATTGTGAGCCTTATATGAATGAAAATAAACCTCGCATTGACCCTAACTATAGTTTTGATTTATGTCGTCTTGGAACATCCATATATGATTTTATCATTGATATTGATGATAAAGAAAGTGATTTAGATTTCTTCCAAAAAATAATCTTAAAATGGTGTTTGGATGATAATGGAAAAAATGTATTGTATAAAAAGAATGGTGATGAGCGATATCCTAATTTTAAATTATATAAAATGATTGCGAGAACTGTTCATAATCATACACCAGAAGAACAATTAAAACAACAAATCTTTAAATTATATGAATTATCAAATAGTGAATTGGAAAATTACAAAAAATCATTTTCTTTTAATGAACTTATGGATATTGATAGTCTACCAGTATATGCTATAAAATAAATATAAAAAATAAATATAAAAAAATAAATATAATAATGATAACAAATGTTATTTTCATTATCATTATTAAGCTTGTTTAATGCGTTACGATTTTTAACAAATAGTAAATTTCAGTTTAATACTGATGACTATTTATTTCACGAAACATCAAAACTACATTTACATTATTTTGAAAAATATAATTTTACAGAAGACCCTACATTATTATATTATGAAACAAAAACCTCTCCTATACAAAATGCTACATTACAAAATTTCTGCTTTAGTAATAATCAATTTAGAAAAGTGCGTTTATCATATTTCAAATCAAATGATAAACAAATGTTTAATTCTGTATGGTATCCATCATATCATTATGATTGCCCTATATTGACAATTGACTTGGCTAAATTTAATTCAAATACTTCATTATGTTTCACTAATTTTGTAGAAATGTATAAACGCAATGAATATTTTGATAACTTTATAGAACCTTTTTTAGAAATAAAAAAACTTTATCCAGAATTATCAGAACGAAAATCTATACATTTATCTCATTTTGATAAATATTTAAGTAAAGCAATGTTATATGGCAATATATACGACAATAGTGAATTTAATACTACGGTTGTTTCCGCATTAAAAAAATATTTTAAATTATATTTCAAAAAATTTATCAAAAAACCGATTGATAGACTACATTTATATCAAACACATGAAGAATATAATAAATTCCGTTCAACTGAGGATTTGAAATTTTTTACAAAGGATTATTTTGACGAAGAATGGTTTTTACATATGACGAATGCTTTGTATAAATAATATTGTGTTATGATACTATAAAATTTACATATATTGGTCTTTAAATTCGCTTGGTGACATAATTGGTATATTATGTTCCCTCGCATATTTTGTTTTATTTGAAATATCTTCTTTTGATTTTATAATCAATACAAATGTATCTCTACGTATATTATCATCTAATTCAGCACCTTTCGTTTTTAAGAATTCAATTATTTCTTTATCTCTTATTTTTGACATAACTATTTTTTTACCATATAATGGATTATTTGTATCTACTTCTATTTTATCTTTGGATTCTTTATTTTGATTTTCACCATTATTATCAATGATATCTGAACTTCGCAGAGAATTCGTTTTTAGTTTACCTTCCAAATTACATTCTTTTAAAAATTCCATAAATGAAGGAATATTTTTTACGAAACTATCCGCATTTTCTTTGCCAATACCTTTTATACTTTTCAACATATCTATTTTCTTTTCATCATTTTCTTCACTGATTAATATATTTGGGTATGCTTCTAATATAGGTTTGATTTTACGCTCTCCTAAACCACGCCCCAATAAATTAGAAGCAACCATTATATCTAATAATGAAGCCAAATTTACTTTTTCTTTTATACCATTGTATATTTTCTCAATCATTTTGTCTTTAA